CAGATGCAGTTAACACTTGTAAAACTTTCGCTTGAATCGATGAAGTTGTACCAGTGAAAGTAGTGCCAACTAATGAATCTGTATCAGCTGGAAGAGTATTAGTTGATGTGTCTAACTTAATGAACTCGTATTTTGGATTAATATTTGCACCACCTGGTTTAACAACCGCACCTTCTTTAAATATATTATCTCCAAATCTTTGTATTTGATTTTGTAATATAGTTTGAAGTTGTGTTAATTCACGTGCTTGAAGTGCTTTTCCTGCATTAAAAAGTATTCTGTGATAACCGCTACTATCAGCATAGTCATCTTTATAAGTTGTTCTAAATGCGTTGGTTGTAAGTGTACTAGACATATTTTATATTCCTTAAAGTGTTATCACAACTTTTATATCTTCTGTTTGGTTTGCCGACCTAAATACTGGTGCTCTATTTTCTATATATAAAATGTCTCCAGATAATTTTTCTATATCGTCATTAGTAAAAGCATCTGTATCTCCATCAACACCTGATGCAACTAATGTTCCGGAAACACCACCACCTTGTACAACTTCACCTTCATTAAATGCTTTAAATCCAGTAAGCTCAGATTGATGAAAATATAATCTATCACTGTCGACATCATCAACATGAGCTTGAGCTCCAGATGTAACACCTTCTATAATAATATCTTTAAATGATTCACTTGCAACAGCTTGAAGTTGAAGATATCTTAAAACTTTACCACTTGTTCCATTAAAATCTGAATCTCCGCCTGCAACTTTTGGATCTCTTATTAAAGCTACTTGTCTAAAATCTTGGCCTACAATAAAGTCACTATCTTGTATTCCATCTGGCTTTGTATTAAACATTAATGATGTAGATTTAAGATCAATTCTAGGATCTGATCCCATTCCGCTATCAGGTCCTAAAATTGCTCGAGCTTTTGCGCCTGTACCACCACCGCCATTAAAAGCAATACTAGCAAAATTATATCCTTGACCCATAGATATAGCACTATCTGTGCTTGAATCTAATTCTATCTTAACAACCGCTCCGCCACTTACAAATGCAGTAGCAGATGCTCTTACTCCATCTCCATTAATTGTCACTGTAGGAGCACTTGTGTATCCAGTTCCGCCAGCAGTAACAGCAACACCAATAACTTGTCCAGGAACACTAGCATTTTGAACTAAAATTTGTTCTTCTTCAACGAGAGTGTGTGCTCTTCCTAGCGTATCAGAATCTAATACCTTTTCAACAGGTACGAAGTTAGCAGACAAATATGAATTTGATCTAACACTACCAATAGAGTATAAAAATTTCCAGATATAGCCATCACTCGTTTTAAAAGGTTTTACAGCTAAAGCGTCAGTTCCAGGCTTCGTTGGTTTTACTGTAGAAGTATTAATTGTTCCAGTTGCGGCTCTACCTTGTTGTAAACATATAAAGACCTGATTATCTTCAGTTAATACATAATAGCTATTACTAGGTATTGCACTAAAATTATCATCATAACCTTGATATATAGCACCTGAAGTCCAGTTATATCTTGGAATGACAAAAGATAAATCACCAGCAGATTTAATCGATTGCAAACCTGCTCTTAAATTTCTAATATCTCGAGGAGAATTTACTGGATCTGGAACAGTTTCACTGCTATCCCATTGTTCAGATTTTCCTATTCCAATATAATATTTATGAGTAGAACCAGAATCAGGAAAGTACACTTCATTATATACATCTTGAATTAATTGTTGTTTAAAAGTATTCGTAATAATTGCAGTCATTTTTTTATCCCTTTATGATACTGTTACTACGCTGTTGCCACCAGATATATACCAAGCCGATCCAGACCAAACTAATGTAATTGAGTCGTATTGGTTCAAAGTAATATCGTCAGTACTTACTGCGTCATGATTAAAAGTATCTGGAGTAATTGTAGCAGTACCTGCCTGTTCATTTATGAAAATTTTATATTCTCCTGTTGTGGTTCCATCTGCTACAGATATTGCAATTGCAGTATTTGATTCAATTACAATTAATGATGCGCTGCTAGGTGCCACACCATCTGTTGATATAGTTGCAGCAGTATAAGCTAATTTAGCAACCTCGACACATCCAGACCCTTTACCTTCAAGTTTTAAATTAACATTAGTATCATCACCGTCAACTGATATTATAGGATTATTACCAGTTATATTATTTGATACTTTTACTTCGTTAACAGCACTTGCTACAGAAGTAAATTTTATTATTTCTGCACCAGCTTGATCTGTAATTCCTCCGCCAATTTTAGGAGATGTAATAGTTTTATTATTTAATGTTTGAGTATTATTAGCAAAAACCATTGTGTCATTTGCAGACAATACCGGAATGTTTATAGTTCTATCTGCAGATAATTCACCTGGAGAAAAAATGTATTTATGATCAGCACTAGTATCATTAATTTGCGGCGTTGTAAGAATTGGAGATGTTAATGTTTTATTTGTTAATGTATCAGTAGTATCTTGAAGAACAATTATTCCAGTAGCATCAGGCAATTGAATTGTTTTATCAACAGTAGTTGGGTTTGATGCCATTAATTTAGTTTCAAAATCATCGGCACTAGTACCTTCAAATATGATTGCTCCTGTTCCAGCAGAATCTTTTATAGTTATCAATGAACTTAATACGTCACTGTCTCCACCAAATTGCAAATAAAGTTCTTGAAAATTAGAATTTATTTTAGAACCAGCAGATCTTAGTGTATCGCCTGTACCGTCATTGGCTGCAGAGCCTATATTAATATCTTGTCTTGTCATTTTATTTCCTAATTAATACTGTTATTTATACTAGAAAGACGAGTCAGTTATCTGTCTTGTGAATATATCATTATCCATAGTTTCTACATTTAGTGAGAAGTCTGGTGTAGCAGTTACTGATGTACCTCTACTACTACTATCATCAAATGTAAATGAGTTCGGAGTAATAATTTGTTTTACATTGTGATATGTTAAGTCTAATTGACTGAGTGGTATATCACTATAATTTTCTACTAATTCATTCAAGTCTGATTGTCTGACTTCAAATCCATCTGAATCAATTAATGAAGTAAGTTGTGTGAATGATCCAATAGATGAAATTGTGGCTTCTCCAATAATAACTGGATCTTCACTATCAGCAATAGATAATGGTGCAAGAACTGGATTTACAGCTTCAGCGTCAGACACGACTTGTCCTGCAAAATAAAAACCAGCAGGATGCACATATTTTTTATATAACTCACTCCAATTGTTTACAGATATTCCTGTTTTTATTAACAATCCAAACGTTTGATATAGTTCATTGTCTTGAATGAATTTTAAAGATTCTACGCCAATTTGACTAGCAGAATCTCCAACGATAAACATCGATTCTTTACCGTATTCAACTTCTGCTCTTTGTTGAAAAAACATTCTAAAGAATTCTTCCATAACAAATCGGCTGCCTTTTAACTTAGTTAGTTCAGCCAATCGAGTTAACGCATAACGAGTATCACTAAAGATATCACCAGATTTTAAACCACCACTTAATTCTGTAACATAATTATCGAGTCTATCAGTAGGAGTTTCTCTTATATCTTTTGTAGCAAAAATTCTACGAGTATCATCGCCAAAAGCATGTGTTCCGTCTGCAGAATCTAAAAAATCATAATATTTTTCTAGAAAAGTAACAAGTTTTGGAAACTCTGAAGTATAAAATTCAGGTAAAGCTTCTCTTACTTTCCTAACATTAAAATTTTTAAATCTTCTTTGACTATGATAATCTATTGACATTTATATACTTACCGATGTGTTTTGATAATCTAATATCGCTCGAGATGATGAAAGTGCTGTGTCTATATCTACAACATAATTTCTTAAAGGTCTTATAGTGCTTTGATTAGCAGGAGTAGCTTTTAATGAAATTGAATTTCCTTCAAACGAAGAAGGTTTAAATCCAACTATACTTATTGTTCCACTAACAGCATTATAAGATCCAACATTATCAACTTCAATTGTTCCATCTACAGACACTACTTGTAATTTAGTACTACTACTTTGATTTTTAATAAAACACGTTTGAGAATTAAAAGTAAATTGTGTTGATAAAATTGTTGGCACTAGAGGCTCAGGATCTGCTATAGGAACTGGAAAGTTAATTGTATATGATTGAGAGCTATTAATTACTGGAACAAATGTTTGTTTCATTTTAATGTCCATTTTAGAGTTTAATATCGCAGGATCGATAGCATCTATTATTGTAAGCAAATTAGATCTTCTAAATACTTTATCAAATTTACCAAGGTTTGCAGTAAAATAATTGTTAATTGTTGTTTGAACTATATTTTGAATAGCCTGAGCAGTTGAGTTAGTGAGATCTGGATCTAAATTAAAAGTTGTTTGAACTTCTAATAGTGTTTCAATAGGATCTACATATTCTGTAAGAATCGACATTACAGCCATATTAGCACTTAATTCAAGTTTAATATCATCTTTAACCGTTTGTTGTGTATTTGCATTTATATTATCTTTAAATTTTAATCCAACATAAACTACACCATATATAGGTGGAACTGCGTCTGCACCGCCATATGCAGTAACGTCATCTAAGTACGCACCGTAGTTTGCTAATATTTGACCTTTATAATCTTCTGCTGTAACTAATCTTCTTTGTGATATAAAAGATATAGGTGCATTTTGTCTTATTGATTCTATGTTTTCTTTATATGCTCCACCAGAAGAGGCTGTCACCGTAGTCGTGCTTATATTATAATCAACGCTGTTAACAGTGAAAGTTGAAGTAGGAGTAAAAGTTGCTGCTCCATTTGCAAGAGTTCCGACAGTCGATAGATAGTCAACGACAATTTTATTTCCAGCAACAGGTCTCTTTCCAGTTGCTATTCCATTTCCAAATATAAGTTCGTAATAACCATTTGGTGCTTCTTTAATCTGAAAGAACGTACTATCATCAGTGATTCTTACTGCTTTATTAATATTAGTATATGTATCAAATAAAGGTGATGAAGCAGTATTAAAAACTCTCACTCTCATAGTTGCATGATCCATAGTTGTATCTGGTATTACATATATTTGAGAATCTCCGGTGTCTCCAACAAAAAATGTTTTAGTTTTTTCTGTACCTTCAAACACTGGTATTGATTCGCCGTCTGTAGCATTTATAAACTGATAAAAACCTGTTCCACTATCTATTGCGGTAAAATTTTCTCTTGTTTGAAATGTGTAAGTTACACCAGCAACAGATGCAGTAAATTGAGTATTTCTTGGAAGTGTTAATGTTGTTGGTCTGTCATCAGCAGTAATTTGTACAGATAAACTTAATTCAGCTTGAGGTGATGTGTATGATTTAGGCACATATCCTAAACCTTCTGCTAAAGATACAACTGAACTTCGAAGTTGTGCAGTATTAATAAAAGATTCGTTAAGCGCGAAGTTTGATATTAAACCTGAGAAGTGCGTGTTATATGCTAACACATCTAAAATATTACTTAATCCTGAAGCTTCAAAATCATAATCAGCAAATTCTGATTGCTGTTTTAGATAATCTTTTAATCTTGCTTTTATGGTATCAAAATCAAGTTGAGTTGATCTAATGATTGTTGCCATTTATCTTAACCTCGTTAAATTTATATCTGTAGTAATAACTTGACTCGTATTAACCACTTTGAATGTCACTGTTACTTTTATTTCATGTGAATCGTCTTTTAAATTACTAGTAATATTTAAAACTTCTGCTCTTGGTTCAAATGTTTCTATTGATCTTGCAATTTGTTCTTTTAATTCGTCATCGTCAACATCAGTGTTAAGAGCAAAAAGTAATGCGTTTAAGTTGCCACCAAATCTAGGTTGAAATGGTTTCTCACTAAAATTAGTTAATAATAAATTTTTAACAGCTTGTTTTACAGCAGCTGCGTGTTCTTTTTTAAAAACATCACCTGAGACTTTTTTCGCAAATGTCAAATCAATATCACTATACGATTTATTGACCGATGAAAGTATAGTTTTAGATCCAATATTTCCGTCTTCTACTGAAAAAGCTCTTGTAGGCATACTTTTTTTCCTTTTGTTCTATTTATAACAGTTATGCGCTAGCTGTAGTAGGTAATACTTCTAATAATTCGCCTGTAACCTGGTTTATATTATTATATCGAGTTTCTATTTTATTATTATATGTTACTGACCAAGGTGGTATTACTTCAGGCATTATTAATATTATTTGAGCATTTAAACTATTATCAGGATTATAATTATCGTAATCTAAAATCATCTTATCAAAATTTAAATTGTCTTTCCAGTATATTGCTAAATTGAATGTTTTTTCAACTGCTATATTACCTTGAAGATCTATCAGTTCATAAACAACAGCGCGGCCTTTTGACATTAAATAATTAACGCCATCACTAATATCTAAATCTTCACTATCTTCTGGTCTATATAATCCTTCTACAACTTGTAATCTAAAATCTTTAAACTCATCAACTGTTTCTGGGCCGTTAATGGTTTTCATAGCATTTGCATGTAACGCGTATTGTTTAGCTAAAATCAATCTTTCATTTTCTTCCAGTATATGAGTAAGTGTAACAGGATCACCAACTCCTCCTAAAAAAGTAGCCATAGTTATACCAGGCGCTAGTTTAGTTTTATTTGTAATACTATCTTGAAATAATGGATTATATTTTCCATCTATATAAAAATCTGTTTTTACTAAGCTCATAATAATCCTTAAGTGTACGTTCTATTTAAATTAGTTGATTTACCTATAGAGCCAGAACCTCGTCTTGGCGATTTTTCTTGACCGACAACTCTTCCAGTTGATACAGGAGAAATACGAGTGCCGAATGGAGATATCGTTCCATCTTTTAAAAGAGCAGATATAAATGTTTCATTGTTTAAATTATTTGGATCTCTTAATTTAGATCTTGCTTGCCTTGTATTTAAATCAACTTTAGATACTCCGCCATAGTGTACTAAACGATTTAAAGCATTAAACATCTCATTGTATTCATCAATAAAAACTCTTGTAATTGCAAAAGCTGATTTTTCAAGGGCATCGTTTACTATATCCGTAGTAGGTAAAACTGTTGCGGTATTTTGTGCTGGAGATATTGATACAGAACTTTGTCCAGAGCCGGCTCCAAGAGCACCAGCTGTTCCAGCAGTACTCGCATTACCTGATAAATTACCGTTAAATGTTGGTGCATCCATTGCTACATCTGCAATAACTCCTTGAGTTGCATGTACAGAAGTTGCATTTACTCTAGGTATATGTGCAGTATTGCCATAATAAACTATTTCATGGCCACCTACAGTTCCACTGTCTCCTAATAATGCAAGTGAAGATGCTGTAATGTTTGCACTTAAAGCTGAAACAACAAACTCATTTTCAGCGGTCATTTTTAAGGTATCACCTACACCGTAATTGTGATCACCTTTAACGTATTCTTCAAAGTTTCCTTTTGTTAAACTTGTTCTTTCTCCGTGTACTAATGATGTTGCTGTTCCGCCAATCATTTCTTTTTTGTTGCCTATGACTTGAGTTTCAATATCACCTGCAACATCTTGAACAAATCCTCTTGTAACGTTTTGTTCCATATCACCTTTAACTGTAACATTATAATCACCACCAACTTCAACATCAAAGTCTCCAGCAACTTTTAATTTTAAATTACCGTTATATTGTAATTCTCCATCACCGTCTACTATAACTTTTTCATCACATGCTGTAACTCTTACTGTATTCTTAGTAGATCCATAGATAACAGTTCCATCTGCACGCATTTCAACGCCTGAACCAGAAGTGTGTCTTATCATAACACGTTCAGCTCCAGGCGTATCATCATATTCTACTATGTGACCAGACGCTGTTTCTTTTACCTGATTGTTAGGATAAAGAGAAGTTGGTTCTTCATTTAAGTCTAGATCTATATCTGATACTGAACCACCAAGTTCAACATTAACTCTTTTAAAACCTCGTGCTATCTCATTAACAGAAGATTGTCTTTCATATTCTGTTTTAGGAAATACTCCATTTGGATCTGAAAATCCATTTCTTTTATCTTTAAGAGATTCTGCTTTACCAGGTGGTAAAGTGAAATTATTCGCGAATGGCATTATTCATGTTCTCCTATGGAAATTTAATTTTACTTAAAAGGCTAGACGATGTTGCTGCATCAGGGACTTTAAAGTTTTTAATTAATCCTTCTGATTGCCCTATACTAGAAGTTATACCTTCTTGTAATTTTGCAATATTAGCATCACCAAGAATTTTTCCTTGAGATCCTTTTGCTTGAGTAAACGCTTTGTTTATTTCATTGTTTATATCTATCTTACCAGTTTTAAGATCAGATAAAGTTGTATTAATTGCATCAATATCTTTTTCGAAATCTACTGGTTGTTCTTTTCCTGTTGTAGGATCTATTCTCTCAAATTGAGACAAAGTTTTATCTGTACTTAAAGATTGAGAAATTACTGAAGCGCTCTTAGTTCCCTTTGCAACATCTTTAGGTACTATATACGCTATCTTCTTTCTATCTAATCCAACACCGCCTTCTTCAGGATTATCAATACTATTAGTCTTCCCAAATTTTTCTCGTAATCCTTGAACATCAATACCTGGACCAGTATTTCCATCTTTTAATTCATTTTCTCCAAATATATTCAAGCCAGGAAGAGTGCTGTATGCGTACTTTAATAAAGTATTTAAACTATTAACTTGTTGTTGATTTGGTGGATTTTCTTGATTAGCAACAATAGAAACTTCTACGCCAGTAAGATCAAATAAACAAGATTCTGAATTTCTTATCTCATCTATTGGTCTTCCTTTTTGTATTCTTCCATCTGTTAGTATAATATAGTGTGGTTGTATTCCATAAAGCTTCGTGTATCTTCTGCTTGTGAGATGCGCTATAGCAGCCTCTTGAGATTTTTTAGCTTTAATTTGTATTTGCAAATCGCTTAACTTAGTTAATTCATGAATTGAAGTAGCATTTACTTTTTCAGGTGGTCCGTAGAACTTATCTGTCCAACCAATTATGAGAGCTAAAATTAAGTTATTAGTACCAGTTTTCATTCGAGAACTATTTTCAAATTCTGTTTTCATCTCATCAACTGATTGTAAAAATTCAAATTTATATTTTCTTGCAGTTGAATATCCGTTAAAACCAGAAGTACTTGCACTTAAATTTTTAACAGCGCTAATACCAGCATCTGGCGTTAAAGCTCCTTTACTTATAAACTTATTTGTGTTAGTATTTAAATTAAAGTCACCTGTTAGTTCATTTAATCCTGGTAATATATCGTCTAAATCAACACCTTCAGGTGATGTAACACCATCTGGTAAACTTTTAATCTTTTCAAAGATATTACCAGTTCCGGAAGTTTTAATATTCTTGACTTTAGCAAGAGCACTTGCAAAAATATTAGTACTAGATCTACCTGCTTGAGGTATTAATCCATCGATGTTGAGAGATATTCCAGCATTTTGTATTTCTTTTTGTTTTGATTTAATTTCAGCTTTTGTTTTTTCTGTTATTTTATTATTTAATGAAACACCAGCTTCTGTGTCGTTTATTGTTGTATCTGCTTGTTCTAAAACTTTAGTGGAAAGATTTGCAGGTAAAACTTTCTTAGTAACTTCTTTAATAGTTTCTTTTGGAGCAGAAGTAAAATTTTTAAACACATTTAATATTGCATTAGCGCTTGGTTGATCATAAACTTTTTTAGTAAGTCTAGGCGAAGAAGTTATCTTTGATGATTTAAACAATGTACTCAATGCAGAAGTTTGTGTAGAAGTAACATCGCCTGATCCATCAACTGCACCTGATAAAAGTTCTCCTATCATTGGCCTCTTTGTAAAATCTTTTGTTGGTCTTGCAGAACTGGTAAGACATTTAAAACCATTACTGGTTTGTCCAGATTTACTAAGTGATGAAAAGTTACCTATTAAATTTTGTATCTTTGATGTTGCAATTTGACCATTAAAACCATTAGTCAATTCGCCTATTAGCTGTTGTTGTGCTTTTATTTGTTCAGGGGTTGCTCGAGCTTCAAATTCAGCTTGTGTTTCAGCTCTTACAGTATAGATAACTTTTATCTTAGCAGCAAATGATACTAAAGTAATTACGTTTCCGTTTTCTGTATATTCATTAAGATTAAGAGGTGTTCCAGGATTAAAAGTTCTTTCCCAGTTACGTGATTGAGTTTGATTCTTAGCAACACGTATTTGAACTATTTTACCAACTCTAACGTTAGAACCAAAGGTAAAAGTTCTTCCATTAAATCTACTAAAATTATTTTTTGGGCTCGGCGATTCGCCGACTTGCATTTTTATAAAATCTTCTTCTGCCATTACTTTAACCTTACGCTGATCCTAATGTTGGCCTTGATGTCGGTAAAGCCACTAGTGTTGCACCAGGACCATATTTAGAATACATTTCAGCTGCATATGCAATTCTATCTATATCACCCGTTTTCTGTGGCATTTCAAAATTTTCTTCAAAAGCAGCAACAGCTTTATTTACACTATTTGCTCTTCTAAGTCTGCTTAGCCCTAGGTACGAATGTTTTTGAAGTTCATAAATTATGAACTTAAGTTGAGGATACAACAGTCTCCAGTTTAACCCTTCACTAGCAGCCCATTTTTGTAATTCTTGAAGTCTTTTACCAACTCCCTTAGGATTCCACTGTGCTATTCCGCGTGAACCTTCAGGTATATTGTGAGCAGCTGGATCAATAACACCTCTATTATTAGATTCTTTCAATAAGTTACCAACTATACCACAAGCTTGTTCTATTGTAAAACTGCCACCTTCGACCGACATAAAAAAGTTTATAGCTTTTTCATTATTATTTGCTCCAGGAAGATCACCACCAGGTCTTCCATCTGCTCCTGCCTTTGCTGATTCATTATATGGTATGATGTCATCTTCAACTCCAGTTCCAGTACCACTGCCTGATTCACCTATAGGATCATTATTGTATGTTTCTACAGCAGTGTTTATATTATTTCTTATTTGTTCTATTTTAGGAATTGAACCTAAGATTAATGGAAGCTGAGAATCCTTTCCGTCTAAGAATAAGCCAAAAACTTGAGCTCGAGGTTTTATTTGAGAGTTAGCTCCAATTCCTGAACTTCCACCTTCTGTTACTGGTATACAAACAGCAGCCCAGGGTAAATCATCAGTAGAAATTGCTTCTGTATCTGAGGTGTGTATTCCATAAACTCTTACTTTTACTCTGTCGAGTTTAAGAGGATCATTAGTGTCAACTACTAATCCTATAAACCATCTAATGTTATCTCCATAAAAATTATTAAACATTAAACTTGTATCTCCTCACCTAGAGACGCTATCTTTCCACATAACAATTCTGTTTTTACTGAATCACCGTCAAATGAATGTCTTGCACCTACTATTATATAATCACCAGATTTTTTTAAATCTTTTCTTCCTGCAGTTTTATCTGCAGTAGGATCTGTATCTAAAAATATAATTCTTATAGCTTTTCCTAATGTATAATTATTATTTCCAGTAATAAATTCTCTGCCTTTTACAGTTATCATTAAAGGTGTTTTTGACATAAAACCTTTGATGGCTTTACTAGTAATTAATTTATTATGATCACCGCCTAAAGTTTCATCTCCATAACTTCTAAATTCTGCATTTTCTCTTCCTCGATATGCACCAGTAGATGTTATCTTTGTAATGTCATGCGAAGAATAACTTGATATTTTTTTGTCTCTCACTTTATAATCTGATGCATAGTTATATCTTTTATTTTCTCCTCCAAGTAAATTTAAACTTGTTAAAGTATCAAACATGCTTTCAGCTTTAAAATTTAATGTTTCAGGTATTCCTCTATGAATATCATAAAAAGAATATGTGCTATTAACTAAACCATTTTGAATTAATTTAGTCAAGTTATCTGAAGATTCATATCTATAATCTTCTATAGCATAATATTTAGATATGCCTTCAGAGTTTGCAAGACTAGAAGCATAGATATAAGGCGTAGTAATATTTTCTACTGTTTGTTTTAACATTTCTTCTAAACTTCTTAACACTAGATTATTCACGCCTAAAGGCGAAAATAAAAAGAATGGAAGTCCAAGCCCGGTCGTAGTTCTTTCTTTTAACCACATAGCTGCTGCTATTGGATTCAAATTAGGAATAATGACTTTCATATCATTTACAGAATCAATTCCATCTATCACTATTTTTTTATTCGTATAGTTTGTAACTATGTTTTTGATGATTTGTGATGGAGGACCATTATAACACTTATTAACATTTTGAACAATCGATTCAAACATATGATATTCTGTGCAATGAAGAACTACCATTTCTGATCTTTCATCTACTTTAACGACTGATGCTACTTTATCAACTACAAATTCTTTTTGTATTTCAGTTCCTCTATCAATCTCTTCCGTTTGTTGAAGTCTAATAGTTAACTTTTCTCCACCTTGAAAATCAATTGTTTGAACTATGTTTAATTGATCTAAAAATGAAAGAGTCATAGTCAAATATGGTTTTTCAATATGTTCATGAATAACAAATTCTGATACTACAGCAGATATTTCTGTAGAATATTCTGTACGATCAGAAGATATAAGAGCTGACAACAAAATATATTCAGTAGAGGTATCAACCGTTTTAGAAATATTTGGCAAAGAGCGCGACATACTAGCCTCTTATAGATTTTTTAAAACTAGTAACTATATTTGTAATTTGACTAGGTTTAATAACTTTAATTTGTCTTAAGCTTTCATTAGTTGCAAAGTAAACATCTTCATGTGTTTTTTCTGTAATCAAAGCACCAGGTCCAGTTGCTGGATCTATATCAACTAATGCTGATGTTCCATCAATATAATATGCAGCAGAGAGATATTCTTTTGAACTTGATACCGAAGACATTGTTTCACTTACGCCAGAAGAATTTACTGATGTAAGAAGTTCTCCGCTTTCTGTAAAACCTAAATCATCTTCAATTACAATTTGTCCTAGTTGTAAATTTCTTCTTATTATTTTACCTGAAGCGCCAGAGGTACCACCCGTAACAGTTTGACCAACTTTAAATTTAGTTGGAAGATCTTCATCTCTTACTGTCAGGGTTGTATTTGGAAAAGCTTTCTTAATATATTCTGAAAGCTCATATCTCGTTAATGGCCAACCTTGTTGTCTTAAATTATCATTTAAGAGAAAAAATGTCCAGTAATATAATGAAGTTCCGTATAATTGTATTGATACTTGATCCGGTCTAAACCCTTCTTGTATTGTATGAACATTAAGAAAAGAAATAGAATCTTTGACTTGATCTGCAACATCAGAATATATTGATATGTCTTGAAAAATTACAGGATCAATTTCATTTCCAAATTTATATTGAACTTTAGCAAAATCGTTGAAAAATAACATTAATATCCCTTTTCTATATCTTGAGAAGTTAAAGCTCTAAATTCAGAGAATGTTAGAGTTAAATCGATTTCATTTGGCTTTCCATCATTTCTAAATCCACCACCTGTAGGATTTATTGTATGAGAAACTGATCTTAAATAACAAGGTAGAATTTTAGGTATATTTAAATTTTGAGCACCTTTAAAATTAAAAGTTATTTGAAAAGCATTAGGAAAATTATATCCTAAAGCAACATTTTCAGCACCACCTATTTTCATATTAAAGGCTTCTGGATAAGCTTCTTTTCTGAAAGTCTTTATTATCTTTTGTATTATTTCACCTTCTTGTGGAGAAGTTGATATAAATTTAAATTGAAAAGCAAATTCTCTTACATTAACACCGTTAAATAATGTTCGAACATTAGGATTAATGACCATTCTATTTAATAGAGTAGCTGCTGTTCCTATTCCAAAAGGAGCTCTCCCTAAAGTTTTTGATGCTGCTAATCTACCAGCCTCAGATTTTGCAGCACCAGAAATAGCACCAGAAATATCTGATAATACATTTAAAGTATCTTTGGCGGCCTTTCCTAAAACTCCCCTCACTTGATTCATAATTTGATCGCTACCAGCTTGTGCTGCCCCTTCAATAGATGCACCAGCAACTTGCAAATCAGCGCTTCCATATGCAATGTTATCATAAAATGTTTGACTAGTTGGAAAGTACATTACAATGCTAGGAGAACCCATCTTCCTCTGAAAGCCTATCTTAAATTTAGAAGCAGATCCAGCTAATACGTTTTTTGTATCAGCATCATCTTCACTTTTTGTTTTTACAAAAGATTTTTTACCAGCTTCATCATCAAAAAACTGAAATCCTGGATCTCTTACATTAGCTGCATCTGCATTGTCTTGATATGCTGAAGCAGAAAATCTAGCAGATGCTGCAACAGCATTTGCTCGTTCATCTATGCCAACTTGTTGTTCTGTTTTAGGTTTTTCAGTTTCTTTAGAAATGTTATCTACTGGTGTTTGAGCATGATTCTTTTGTGATTCACCTTCATTTGGCATAGCATATTCCATGATTTGAAATTTTACTGTTGCTGCATATGCTGGATTGCCACTTACATCTAAAGGATATTCAAGTTTGCTCCCTCCGCCTGATGACATAAAATCTAATTTGTTTTGTATAAAAGTTTGCGCAATTACATCTGCTTCAAGTCCCAAATCAAAACTAGTGCTATTAACTTTAGTACTTCCACCATTAGAAAAATCACTATATGCAGGATCTAATGGATTTTTTATTTTCTCTCCTAGAGGACCAGATTTATTGCTGAGTATTGCCATGTTTAATCCTTATAGATAATATTAGAATCTTATTTTTATATTTATAACAGTTACACATGGTTTATTCAGGTATATATCAAGTCAAAGATAAGGAGAAATACAAAGGAGATTCTTCTTCTGTGGTATATAGGTCTTTGTGGGAGAAGGCAGTTTTTGCATGGTGTGATAAAAATCCAAAAGTAAAAGGCTGGAGCTCAGAAGAAGTAGTTATTCCTTACTATTATGATGTTGATAAAAAATATCATAAATATTATGTTGATCTTAAAATAATATTTGAAGACAAAACTTTACTAGTAGAAATAAAACCTGAAAAAGAAACTGTTCCTCCAGTAGGACCAAAAAGAA